GACCCTAAAGGACACTCTTGCTGCCCGGGCAGAGTTACAAGCGCAAAAGCTGACTGATGCCCAGCGGCATGATGAACAGATGGGGGCGCTACGGCAGTCCCTACTAACACAGACTCTAGCTGCCCGGGCAGCTAACCGACCCGACCCTAGTGAGAAGCTGGCCGCTGCCAAAGATAAGGCGACGGACTCGGGAGTGACTAAGTTCTCCGCGACGCTAGAAAAAGCTGGTGTGCCCGAGCTTGAGTCTGCACTGGGTATGGCAGAGGGGCGGCTGGCAATGCACAAGCAAGGCGAACTGCCCGGGTATGGGCGTTTTGAAGGTATGCTGCCCGACTGGGCCGCGTCTAGTGACGTGCAGCAGTCCCGCAGTGACATGCAGCAGGCTGCCAACATCTTATTAAAGGCACGATCAGGTGCAGCGGTAACTGAGCCTGAACAGCAGCGGTTCTTACGGGAAGTGGCTTCTGGCAAAGGCTTTACTGAGGAAGCCATGCGCCACGGCTGGGCCAACTTGCGCAAGAGCTTTGAGGCTAAGAAGGGCAATCTTGTGTCTGGCGTAAGTGATGACGTTCTTAACACCTACAACGAGCGTAGCGCCCTGCCAATGACCCGAGGTAAGAAGGGTGCTCCCACTGGAGGCGGTGGCGCAGGCAGCCCCCCGGCTGGTGTCACAGCAGCTGAATGGGCACACATGTCTGTAGAGGACAAGAAGCTGTTCCAATGACACCAGAACAGCAAAAAGCACTTGCACTGGCCCGCGCTAGAGCCGCTGTAGCGGCTAGTGGCGGGGGTAGCCCCACCACGGCAGCAACGGGGGCGTCTGAGGCCGCTCAGGTGCCTGCTGAGGGCGGGCGCGGGGCTGCTTTTATGGCTGGTTTGGGTGACAGCGGCATTAAGGCTGCTCTGGGTATGAAAAGTCTAGTGACTGACCTGTCAGACGACGACAAGTTGGCTCTAAAGCAGATGAAGCTGGAGTCCGACGCTGACCCCCGTAGCGGCTACCGCACAGCTGGGGACGTTACAGGAAACGTTGCATCTATGCTCATCCCCGGGGCCAAGGCTGCGGGTGTGGTGGGCGGCGCTGTCCGCAAGGGGGCGAGTATGCTGCCCCATGCTCTGCAGTGGCTGGGCCATGCAGCCCCGGCTGCCACAGCGGCGGCTGTGTCCGGGGGACAGGGCGTTGCACTCACCCCCAGTGAGGGAGATAGCTTTGTAGACCGCATGGGCGACAAGCTGAAATCAGGGGCTAAGGACGCCGCATGGGGTGGTGCATTGGGCGCTGGTGGACAAGTGCTGACTAAGGCACTTACTAAGCCCTTCCAAGCTAGCCCGGAAGCTGAAAAGCTGTTCAGCCAAGGGATTAGCCCCACGCTGCAACAGGGGGCAGACAGTGCTACGGGCAAGTTCGTTGGGGGGCTCACCTCCGGCGTGACCAACGTGCGCCCCCGGCAGGAACAAGAAGTGGCAGATGCCATACTGCACAAGGTCACAGATGGTAATGTGGCAATGCCGAAGGGCATTGGGCGGGATTACTTAGATGCGTCTAAAGGCTACGTGGGCAGCCTGTACGACGACGTACTGGCTGGCAAGGTGCTACCAATCAGTCCCAAGACCCGCAGTGAAGCCGCAGCGGCAGCCTCCGCGCTGAATAAGCAGGGGCAGTTTATCAACGAGGCGCAGGACGCCAGCCGTGCTGTGGGGAATGTACTGGGCGACAGCAAGCGTAATATCAATGTTAACAGTGCCACGCTGCGTGATAACTACCTCACCCCCTTAAGTAAGGAAGCCTACGCAGCGGGTAATGATGAGACAAAGCGTCGTATTTTAGCTGCCCGTGATGTGCTTATTGAAAAAGCACGGACACAACGGCTCACCCCTGACGAACAAGCACTGTTGAAAGAGGCAGACATTAAGCAGTTTGACGTGCAGCGCATTAGAGAAGCCACCAACGGCCCCGCTGGGGAGAAGGAAGGCGTCACACTTAACCGTCTCGTCAGTGCTTACGCAAAGAATAAGATGCCCGGCAATACCACGGGGGAGGACATTGTGTTCCCTGCCAGCAGGATTGTCGGTAGCACTCCTAATCAAGACATGGCACGGCAGGCGCTCATCACAGCTAGCAGGGTAGGCACAGGGGCAGGGCTTGCCACGGGTGCGTCACTTATGGGGAGCCCACTAACTGCGGCAGGCATTGCTGGATTGTACGGCGTGAGCGCCCTTGGGCAGACTAAGGGCGGAGCACGTTACCTGATGGGGCAGAATGACTGGCAGAAGCGCCTTGCTGAGCAGCTACGCCTAGCCGCCCCGTATGGCGCAGGGCTGGGAAATGAACTTACACCGGAGAATCAATAATGTCACGTAACTCAGGCGGAACATACACCCTGCCCAGCTCGGTTAATCCAGTAGTCTCCGGCACCCCTATAACAGACACATGGGCGAACACCACGCTGGCTGACATTGCATCTGCACTCACAGACAGTCTTAGCCGTAGCGGGCAGGGGGGCATGACTGCTGCCATGTTATTTTACGATGGCACGGTATCAGCCCCGGGAATGTCCTTCACCAATGAGTCCACCACGGGCTTCTACCGGGCGGGCGCTCAGGACTTACGGGTATCTGTAGGCAACACGCAGGTTGTTCAGTTTGTGCCCACGCTAGTGACGTACAGTGTGGCGCTGACGGGCACCACAATCACCGCAGGCACGCAGTTCATAGGTCCGGGAACGGGGCTTACAGGCACGGCAGCAAGTTTCACGGCAGGGGCGGTCACAAACGGGCTATACTCCACGGGCAGCTATTCCGCCCCTGCTTGGCTGATTGCACTGGCTACCACAGTGACCATCAACGGCTACGTGGTGGGCTACCGTGACGTACCACAGAACGCACAGAGCGGCAACTACACAGCCGCCCTAGGGGACGCGGGCAAGCACCTCTACAGCACAAACGCAGGGGCGCAGACGTTCACACTGCCTACTAACGCATCCGTGGCCTTCCCCGTGGGCACGGCAATTACCATTGTCAACAATGGTACGACAGCGATTACGATGACAACCACCAGCACCACAGTCTACAAGGCGGGTACGAGCGCGGCGTGGGCGTCGGGGGGTAACTTGGGAGTACGAGGACTATGCACATTCTTAAAAGTTGCTACGGATACTTGGTTCGTTTCTGGAAGTGGCTTGTCATGAGCGGCATTCAGCAGATGGTTATGAGCGGGGGTGCTTCTACCGGGCTGAACAATGGGGCCACGCTGGCTGTAGTAGGTACATCGTCTACAGGTGCGTCCAATGCAAACATAAAGCTCCAACTGAATACCAATGGTACTGTGACAGCTTCCGGAAACGGAACCGATGTAATAAACTCTTCGAGTACGCCTAACTGGTTCCTTCCCACCTCTGTAGGAATTGGTAGCTCGTACTGGGTGAAGCCATTCTGTACAGGAGGCACAACCCCCAATGGTGGATCATCTACCATGACAAATAACGCATGGTACAACATAACTTCCATAGGTACTTTAGAGCTTGACTCTGCTCCGGGCGTTCTTCAAACAGCCACAGGCACACTTAGCTTCTCACTAACAAACGGAGGCACTGTATTAGCAACGCTAGCGTATTCAATAGAGAGCCACGGGTTCGGAACTTAACATGGAAACAAAGCCCGATACCGACTTTAGCCAGTTCGCAGACGCTGCTGAGCTGCAGAATCGTCGGGCGGAGGACAGGGAGCCCCCAGACTGCGACACTGAAGAGGCAGCTTGCCCACGGGTCTACATACTAGAGCGCAGGGCGGACCGCCACCGTGATGAGTTGAATCAACACATGGCGCACATCGAGGAGCTGAAAACTCTCGTCAAAGCCAACGGCGTTGAAGTGACCAAAAATAGCGTCGACACAGCTGAGATTCTTGAGATTGTCACCCTAGCCAAGTCGTTCTTCAAGGTCTTGGGATGGGTTGGCGACAAGCTGAAAACAATCATGTCGATCATCGGGGTCGTGTCTGCAACCTTCGCATGGTTCAAGTACAAGTCATGAACTTCGCCGACGTCAAGCTCGATGACCCGCGATGGTCGCCCCGTGAAAAAGTAGTGTTTACACACCTTTTCCGAACTCGTCAGCGGTACATCAATGAACACAGGCCATTAGAGGCTCACGGCTGTGCCAAGGCAATCTTCGTGATGGCGAATGTGTTGGAGGCGTTGGAAGCTCACATACCCGACTACAAACCCACCAACTTTCAGGATTTGCTATGACGTTCAAACCCTTCAGCAAGAACTTTATACCCTCGCATACGCTGACTGAACAGCTTGAAGCGTTGAAGGCACGTCTTGACAAGCAGGATAAAGCGCACAAGGACGCGTGGGCCGACACGCTGCCCTTTGACAATGAGGGGTTGGATGAGGTGGAATCAATCAGACGGGAGAGTGACGATGGATTGGCTTAAATCAATAGCTCCGATGCTGGGAACAGCATTAGGTGGACCATTTGGGGCTTTGGCCGCTTCGTTCCTTGCCGACAAACTCGGAGTTGAAACCAAGACGGTTGACGCAGTAACAAAAGCTCTGAGCGATGGCAAGATGACCCCTGAAATGGTGGTTCAAATCAAGCTGGCTGAAATCGACTTCCAGAAGTTCACCGAAGCCAACGGGATCACCCTTGAACAACTGAGCGTTCAGAACACTCAGGGTGCGCGGGACATGCAGATAGCCACCCGGTCATGGGTTCCCGCTGCGCTGGCGATCATCATCACCACAGGCTATCTGGGCATCTTGGTGGGCATGATGATGGACATGCTAAAGGTGTCGGATAATCAAGCCCTGCTGATCCTAATCGGTGCGCTGGCATCAGGGTTCGGGACTGTGCTCAACTTTTTCCTTGGATCATCCCAATCGAGCCAGAAGAAAGATATCTTGCTGGCTAACTCAACCCCTATCAAATAAGGAATTACTATGGGTCTTACATCTAAGGTTCTCCCTCCTATGTCGGGCGGGAGTAACTATACACCCCCAAGAATGGGGCTTGGGCTTAGTCAGGGCTCACCAGCCGCACAGCCTACTCAGCCTACTCAGGCTACTCAGGGTATGGGTAGAATGGGGGGTGCTCTTCAAGGCGCTATAGCTCCACAGGGGGGCATGGGGGCGATAACACAGAGTCTATTTGCTGGGGCTCCATCCGGAGCTCCTACAGCTATGCCAAGTCAACAGCCGACAGCCGCCCGGCCTATGCCTGCTCCGCAGATGCGAGCTACGGCACAGATGTTACGCGGGCGTAGAGCTTACTAAGGAACTATTATGATGTCAGAAAACGACCGCAACATTGCTATACAGATGCTAAATCAGGCCGGGGCGCAGAAAGGCGTGCAGCCATTCACACAACAGTCAAGGGATCAGCAGCTTGCCGCCCAAGAAGCCGCCGCTATGGGGGAGCCACCTCCACAAGCCGCCCCGCTGCCTCCTACTGTGCTGGGTGGCCCTGCGGAGCAGCCCAAGTCAATTGGCATGATGAAGAAGTTGGCTGACTTACTGCGTGGGGCTAGTAAGTAGCTACTGACGGAACCTTGGTAAGTAGCCGGGGTAAGTTCGCGCAGCTTGCTTGGCTGCTACTAAGACGTATATCTGTTCGTAGGTCATGTCTTTCCCCTGATGGCAGCTTCAATGGCACGGGCGAACTTGAGCACCTTGAATGGATCAGCAACTATGTCAGCATCAAGCATTGCGTCAGTTACCTCGTCTGTTGTTAGAGGCTCAGGCACTGGCGGGTGTGGGTATAGTTGGTATTCACCACAAGGCCAATCACGCACACAGTCAGCAAAATGGTTGTCTATTGTGGTTGCGGTTCCACGCACTGAAATTTCAATCCACGCCACAGGCTCCGCACTCGGCTCTGCCAGAGCAGCTTGTAGGGCGGCGATGGCATCCTCATGACGTTTCAACCCTTGCAACATTCCGTCAATTCTGGCGGCTCTAGTGGAATATTTACCATAGAGTTCAACAACAGTTTCATATTCAGAACGTACGACGTCTACGCTATCAACCAGCGCATCCAGCGCCAGTTTCATCGCGGTGATGTGGTTCATGTTGTTTCTTTCATTTTGTGAACAGTGTTAGCACATGCATAGCAAGCAAGAGCCGCTGACTGCCAGTTGTCTCTTGCAAATTCCTCAGCCGCTTTGCTGCATACCGCAGCACAAGCCTCCACCGTCAGTCTTTGGAAGGCAATCATCTGTGATTTGGTGTAGTACGGTATTTCATGCAGCACAGTTACCGTTGCTGGTTCAGGTAATTTAGGTAAGCTCATTTCAAACTCCCAATAAAAATAAACAAATCTGCGGCATCGTCATAGGCATCGGCGTTCCCCTAGAAACGATCTCAGGGCCACGGCTACCCTTGAATATCCTCGACTTGCGGGGCTTGACCCGGTTCATCCGTGCGTCAATAAGGGCACGGGGGTCTATGAAGTGGATCATTTCATTCTCCTAGCTCTGGCACTCTCAGCCTCTAGGAAGTCCACTATAATAAACACAATCCAGAATGGTAGGAACGCCCACCACAGCGCAATTAGAAAGGCTACCATACCACCCCCGCTAGAATGATGCAGGGCACCAGCACAGTCAGCAGGTCTGCTGCGCCTACTTTCCACGCTGTGGTGAGCATATGCTTACCGTCAACGTAGTCCTCCCACATCCGGCGGGCGGCATAAGCCACAGCCGCCCCCACTGCAACGAATAGTGTTGCCTTGCTGGGCTGAAGTTGTAGGAAGCGATGTGCTGCTACCCATACAAGCAGCCCAGTCACCCCGAGGGTTAGATTACGAGTAAGCACGATATTCTCCTATGACGGGAGCAGATTCCCCCTTCTGTTTGGCAATTCGCAGGGCATCAACGGGGTTAGCCGCATCAACCACACGGGCGGGTTCAAGTATCCCTTCAACTTGACGGTATACTTGATACTTCCTAATCTTCTTGTCCATTTTACTTTCTCCAGGTGCGGCGGTGTTGCCGTGCCCCTATTATGCACGGCTCCAAATAGAGTGCAAGCTAAATTTAAGCGCCCCGTAGAACGCCTAATTGCCTACTGGGCTACGTAGCCCCTACCCGGCCCCGCTGCGGGGTCTGAGGGGCCGTTGATGGGGTCGTACGCGCTGCCCCTTGCCAATGCCCCGGCGCGCTGCGCCACCATAAGCTCTTGCTTCTTCTCAAGATAGTGTATAGCCTTGCCAATGTCCTCAATAGCCTTGTCAGTGTCTCCCTTGCGGCCCAGCCTCCACAGATACTTTGTGGCTGCACCCAGCAGGTAGTCCCAGTTCAAGGCTATAACTACGTCCCAATGCTGTGGCACTTCACCTTGTTGATAGTGGCTACCGCCCACTTGTCTATTGTTTGCGCTCATTTCTCACTCCTTCTGTTAATCCATTCTACTAAAGCCACCTTCCAGTCACAGTCTGCCATGCTGGTTAAGTGGTGCTGATACGGTTCGCCGTACTTGCGGGCAAGGTACGTCTGCATCATGGGGTAAGCTACTTCATGCACAAACTTGGTGTAGAAACTATTTTTCCCCTGCACCAGCGCTTCGCAGTCCAGCAGAAACTGCTCGTATGTCTCATCAATGTCCAGCATGGGGAATGGTCGTACCCCCCGAGTGTATGCGTCGTACTCCTCAGCAGCAGGCGGGTACATGAGGAAGTGTCCTACGTTGGGTGCTTGCTGATATACATGGAAGTTATTACTGAATTGTCGGTAAACCCCCGGCAAGGCATTAAGGGCGCTGGCAATCAACTCTTGCAGCATACTGAAGTGCACCACGTTGCTTCCGTAGGCACCCCACAGGGCGTCATTACTGCGGCAGCACACGGTCATATTCAACACACCCCCGCGCAGGTCGAAGTAGATATGCGTGTTGCACGGGCGATCCCTCCACTCACCCACAAGGTCATCTTCTGGTGACCACATGCTTATCACAGCTTGGCGGGTGTTGGGGTCAGCAGTTAGCTTATCAATGGCGTGCATAAGCTGATCACCCCCGAAGTGCTTACGCCAGCGGTAGCCGTAGGCACCGTGCATCACACCATCAGGCTCTGCGTAGTTGAAGAACTCACGGTTAAACTGGAGCAGCCAGTCAACCTTTTGCGCCCCGGCAAGCATCCACAATGCTTCCATAAGGTGGAAAGTGCAGTTGGCGTCCCGCTGCGGACAGAACAGTACACGCTCCATGGGGCGGGTGTATGTCGTTACCACGGGGTCAGGTGCTACAATGACCAGCCCGCCCCGGCTGGCTTCCTGCACGCCGCAGGTCTTTAAATGCCAAAAGCCTTCTTGCATGGCTTGGTTGACATTTGTTACTTTAATTTCCTTCATCATCTTTCCTCTTCATAACAAGTTGGTTTTCTAATGCGTAACTTTCAAGCTGGCTTTGGGTTACAAACTGTAGCATAAACCAGTCAGCAGGGTCTGCATAGGGGATAATGGTGCAGTTGATTGCCTGACCATGTACCACATTGCCGATTATAAGCTCACCCCGGGGTGTATGTATTTCTGGCACGCCCATCTCCTTCTAGTTGCCTTACCCATTTGGAAAATTCGCATAAACAATTTTGAAAGTCCTGCATACCTATGCGGGGCACGTAGCTCTGCACAAGTGGCATAGTCTCATCATAGCAGACCTGTATAGCTTCGTCAAAGTGGGCGGGGGTTACGGGGTTGCGAAAGTACGCGGTAAGCCCGCGCAGGCTGCCCGGCCCGGGTGCCGCCCATATCCACCAGTCTGGTGCCTTCTGTAGCGGGTGCCCGGGCGTGTTCTTAAGGTCGGCCACCACTTGGGCGGCTAGGAAGCTCCCTAGCCCGTCAAACGTAGTCAGCCACTTGTAGGCCGCTGCCAATGTGGTATAAGCTGACTCGGGCTCTACAGCGACCGTGCGTACCACGTGGTTTATCACGTAGTCAACCTTGTCCATTGCTTTGCCACAGGTGGATATGGTGTACGCGTTACCCCAGATAGGCCCATGCTGCCTCATGTCTTTTAGCTTGCTGGACACTCCAAAGAGATGCCCACTGCGAACTAAAGTTTCAATAGCCTGTAGAGTAGATATTCTATTGACCATGCGAGCAAGAATAACGGCGTAAACAGGAACATCAGCCCGAGAGTAAGCAGCCACGCTACGAACATACTTAGTAACTTTATCGTCCTCACGATGAACATTGCAGTACCTCACGTGTTGTAGATGTTTGTCAGCAGTCCATGGGGGCTTCATGCCCTCTTCCCTACGCATCTTAATACAGTAGCGCTCATTTATCCAATGAGCAAGGTCAGTGCTTCGATTTTGCATATGCAGCCTTCCATTGAATGGTGACGTCCGTGCGGGTGCCCCCGCCCCATGCAGTCTTTGTGGTCTTTTCCACTACCTTGACAATGCCGGGGTAAAGCTCTGCCAGTTTTAGAGCCGCCTGCGCCTGCACTTGGGGGGTACGCCACACGCTACAGCCGCCAACGGCTCCAGACCCCTTCTGATTATGCGCCACGGTGTTGATTATAGCGTTTTCATACCCTTTGGTAAGCAGGCTGAGCGCTACGTCAAAGTCCTCCATCACCTTCATGCGCCCAAAGAGTATTCCTTCTTTCTTAAGAACTCTACGATTGTACCCCAGCACCCGCATGATTCGTGTATTGTAGGTGAAGGGCGCTATCACTCGGTTGGCCCCCTCCCGGGCGGCGAAGCCCACATGGGGGAATGCGTCAAGCAGCAAGGCTTCCATCTTCTTAAACGCTGCGCTTAGTTCGGCAGGGGTAATGTCTTCTAGCTTGGTGGGGTCATCTGTACGCCGCTTGAAGAAAGTTAAGTCGTCATCAAGCATACAGATGGCGTCAGATTTGCCCACATTCTCCATGATCCACTGGCGCTTGTCGGCAATGCCAGTCGTCCCCGGGTAGGCCATCACTGTTACCTGCAAAAGCTGTTCATAAGCTGTGTATAGCCCAGCATCATACTCGTCTTTGGGTGCCACTAAAGTCACAAACAACCCAGCCTTCAATAAGTGGGTAAGTGT